GACGCTCGCCCAGACGACGCACGAACTGCTTCTCGATCCAGTCCAGGCGTTCATCCTCTTCCGAGACCACCAGGATGTGGTCGTTGCGCCAGCCCTCGCGTTTGACAGCGTCCAGGTCCGGCGTGGTGGGCTGCAGATTGCCCAAGGGGCAGCGGTAACGGTGTTGTGGAATTTTCATGTCACAACCCCTCCCGATCCATCTGTCGGGCCAGGTACAGCAAGGCGATGGCGTCAGCCTCGTTGTCATCAGCCGGGGCATGGCCACGGGCACGGATGGATGCCATCATCTCGTCCTTGCTGGCATTGCCTTTGCCGGTGGCGTGCTTCTTGATCGTGCCGACTGGGATGCCCTGGTACGGGATTTGGTGGTGCTCACACCAGGCGGTCAGCTGGCCCATGAAGCCGCCGTACGCATGCGCCGCGTCAACACCAATATGGCGGCGAACCTCTTCAAAGACCACCTGGTCAATGCCGTCATTGCACTGCTTGATGTCGGTAAGCCAACGCTTGAACCGCAGGAAGCGCATGCCACCGCCTTCGAAGCGCTGGGGTTTAAACGATTGGCTGCCACTGGTGATGCTGCCGTCGCGGCAGGCCAATGCCCAGCCGGTTGTGGTGCCCAGGTCAAGGGCGAGGATGGTCGTGTTCATGTTGTCAGTCCTTTTTTGATCGGGTCTGACGCAGCTGACACGGCTTGTCGACACCCTCCGTGAGGTGCGCGCACACGCGCACGCGTAGGAGTTACGACAAACTGCGTCAGCTGCGTCAGACCGCGTGGTTTTCATGGGATCAGTTGTCCGCGTAGGGGGTGTAGGCTGGCGTCGGCGGGTGTTTGAGGCCAATGCCCTGGAACCCGCGCACGCCCAGCCCGTTGCGCCATTTGTCCAATCCACGCGTGATGAGCAGATCGGAAAAGCGGCGTTGTGCGCCGACAAACTCACCAGCGGCTTCAGCCCACTGCTTCCAATCGTTGAACAACTCGGCGGTCAGCGATTTGGCGTTGGCCTCGCGCACACAACGCTCATCGAGCCAACGCCCCAGAGCGTCCTCGGCTTCGAAATACTCCTCGGTCGCCTCCACCACGCGATGCGGCGGGGCTAGCCGTCCGTGGCGCTGCCAGTCGAGACAGCCCTGCACGGCCCACGCGAGGATGCCGTCACGTTCGGCCAGGAGCTTCTGCTGCAGGTTCTTGTCCCGCTGCTGCGGCGGCACGGTGATCGTGAAAGGGATCAGGTGCAGCCTGCGTTTCATCGCCTCGTCGATATTGCGAATCGCGGGCTTGTGGTTGCCCGCCACGAACAACTTGAACTGCGGGAAGAACTCGAAGAAGTCCTGGCGCATGAAGCGCGCCGAGATCTTGTCCCCACCGGTGAGGTTCTTGAGCTTGGACTCGGCCCAGCGTTTTCCCTGTTCGGTTTCGATGGCCGCCACGAAGCGCGCGCCGCGCAGTCCCGCCATATCGGTCGGGTGCCGGTCGGTGCGCGTTTCCATGAAGGTATCCATCGGCGCGTTGGTCGCGTAATCACCCAGGATGGTGGCCAGCGTGTTGACGAACACCGACTTGCCGTTCGCGCCCGTACCGTAAAGGAAGAACAGCGCGTGCTCCTGCGTCGACCCGGTCAGCGCATAGCCGACCATCCGTTGCAGGTAGGACTGCAGCTCCTTGTCGCCACCCGTGACCTCGTCGATGAATTGCCTCCAGGTCGGGCAGTCGCCACTGGGCGTGGCTGTGGTGATCTTGGTCATCCGGTCGGCACGCTCGTGCGGGCGCATCCGGCCTGTCTTGAGATCGACCACACCCCCCGGCGTGTTGAGCAGCCACGTATCTGCATCCCATTCGTCGGTGGTGGCCGCGTGCCTGCGGTCGGCACGCGCGAGGCGTTCCACACCGCCGACCGTTCCTGCGCTGGCCAATTTAGCGGCGACCTTGGGGTTGTCGGCGCGCACTGCCGTCTGGCGACAGACGCTTCGGATCAAGTCCGTGGCCGCCAGCGTGTCCTCGGTGCGCCAGCGTTGCCCGTCCCACACCAGCCACTTGCCCCAGCCGGACACGTAGCGCCAGTCGCGGTGGTAGCGGCGCGTGAAGGACAGCGCCAGCGCGTCCTCCGTACCCCAGACGGATTCGTCGCTGCTAACGACTGGATCAACGTCATCGGCCACGTCGTGCATCTGCAGGCGCGGCCCGTGGGTGAGGAAGGTGGCGACATCAAAGCCCTCGGCGATGGCATCTGCCACGTCCCAACCCTCGGCTGCTTCCTCGGGCGGGTAAAGGATGTGGCAGGATTTGGCTCCCGCCGACAGGATGGCCTGTGCCGCCTGCGTGGCGTACTCCCAGCCCGGCTTATCGCGATCGGGCCAGATCAGCACAGCCTTGCCGGACAGCGGTGACCAGTCGGTCTTGTCGACCGGAGCGTTCGCGCCGTGCATCGCCGTGGTGGCATTGACGCCCGCGTCAATCAGGGCCTGCGCGCATTTCTCGCCCTCGACCAGCACCACCTGCGCAGTGCTGGCCATCCCAGGCTGGTTGTAGAGCGGACGCGGGTCGGGCGGTGCCATCTTGCGCCGCTTGGCATCCCAGGGCCGGAACTGCTTCTTCTGCCCGGGTGGGTCGTAACGGTAGACGACGGCTATGAGATGGCCCGCCGCATCGAGGTAGTCCCACTTGGCGGTGGCTGGGCCAAGTTCGTCGACCGGCACGTCCTTCTTGTCGGATCGGCGCACTGGCATCTCGCGGGCGCGACCGAGCAGATCAGCCGCCGCATCCAGCACACGATTGAAATCGGTGTGAATATCGAGCGCCGAATGCCCGGCGATCAAGGAAAAAATGTCGCCGCCATCGCCAGTCGCGCGATCCGTCCACAACCCGGCCTTCTCACCGTCCAGAACCACCTCAAGGCTGTCACCGGGGCTACCCAGAACGTCGCCGATCAGGAACTTGCCTCGGCGTCGCTTGCCAGCTGGAAACATCGTGACCAGCACCGAGGATAGGCCAGCGATGAGCCCGGCACGCAGCGCCTCACGTTCACTGTCATCAAGGATGCGTCCAGTCTCGACTGGTTTTGTGGTGTCATTGAAGTCAAGCATCGGTGGCACCCCCGATCACATCGGCAATGCCAGCCAGTTCGTGCGGAATACGAGATTCGTGTCGCAGCTTTCGCAGCGCCTTCCCCTCGATCTGGCGGATGCGCTCGCGCGTAACATCCATCTTCTCGGCGACCTCATCGAGCGACGACCCGACAAAGAAGCGCTCGCGGATCACGTCCGCCTCACGCGGCGTCAGCGTATCGAGGGCATCCTGAATAATGCGGCCTGCCTGCGCGTGGCTGGCCAGCCGCAGCGGGTTGGCAGACGCCGTTCCACAGGCTAGGGCTTGCACGCTGTCTGAATCCAAATCGATGCTGGAATGGTTGGTTTCCAGCGGCTGGAGCTGGCCCTCCGACCACAGATCGGAGGGAGAAGCGTTGAGGAAGTCACACAGGCTCCACGCGCATTCCCGCAGCAAGCCATCCGGCGTGAGCGGCGAACGCGTGAGGTTGATGTAGGGCAACAGCGCCCCGTAGTAGCTGATGCCGACGACGTCTGCGAACGGAGCGCCCGGCCTGTGACCCGCCCGTTCGATGGCGCGCAGCAGACGGGCATTTCGCACGGTGACGCGAACACGGTAGTCACTCATGTGCCCCTCCTTGCGTGACTGCCCATGCCCTGAGCTCCGACAGCCGGAAGCGAACCATCTGGCCGACCCGGTAGTGCGGAATGCGCTTGGACGCGCGGCACCGAGGTTTGGTGAGGAAATACGGGGGAAGGTTGAGCAGACGCGCCGCGTGGCGTGCCCCCACCATCGGTTCCGCCGCTGGTGCTTGTGATTGGTTATGGTTCATTGCATGCTCCAGCAGCGGTCTTGCCACACGCACATCCGGCATTCGAAGTGGGTCGGGTCATGGAAGGCGCGTGGCAATAGCTCGCCTGCCTCGGTCGCCGTGATGACCTTCACCGCCCGATCCGACATGCGCTGGGCCAGTGCCGCGTCAAAGGGCACGAGCTCGGTGTAGATCTCCATCGTGTCGGCGTTGAGCGCCGTGAAGATCGCCGGGTGCTCGTGCAGTTCGAGATAGGCTTGGTAGATCGCCACCTGCGCGGCGTAGACGGGCTTGGAGATGGCCAAGCCCTTTTTCTCCAGATCGCTCCAGGACTTGTTGCCCAGGCACTTGCACTCCCAGAGCGCCGGATAGGCGAAGCCCTCGGGGCCCGCGACGATGACGCCGTCGACGTGGCCCTGCAGGCGACCGTCAGCCACCGAGAAACCAAACTGCTCGCCGTCTGCCTGGCGGGTGCGCAGGTCAAAACCCGCGTCCCGCAACCACGCGACCATGCAGTCCTCCATGACATGGCCACGCTCGAAGATGCGCAGCATCCGGCCGGGGACGTCTCGCCCATGGTCGATGGGCGCCTTGCCGTACTCGAATTGCAGCGCACGCTCGCAGGCCACCCCGAGGCGCGAGGCCCCGAGGTACTGGCGCTCAGACTGGCGGGCGCGGACCTGCTGCAACCCGGTATCGACCAGGGCGGTGACCTGGCCCGCGATGCTCGAGGAGGAATTGAAGTCCATCATGACTTGCCCCCCTTCGGTTCTTCCCAGGGCAGGTCGTCCTCCAAGTCCGCGAACGGATTGGCGGCATCGGGGGCCAGCGGATCGGGCGTAAGCGGCAAGCCCCGCACGGGCGGAAACTTGCTGGACTCGTGGTGCGCGACCATTGCGTCCGACCAGCAGGTGACTATTGATTCGATCACCCGCAGCGCCTCAGCTTCGGAGTAGTCCCCCAGCGGCTTGGTGAAGCCGATCTCGCCCGCCGCCTCGCCGAAGGCCTTGAGGCATTGGCGCATGGCGGCCAGTTCGACATCAGACGGATCAATCATGGCGACCTCCGTCTTGTCGATGCGACCTTCCTTGGCCCGCTGCCAGTTGCCGTACAGCGCGTGAAATGCGTCCTGGCAGCGACGGGAACAGAACACCCAGTCGATGGGATAGCGCCGGGGATCGCCCACACCGTGGCGGTTGTCGGTGTGGCCGTAGCCCCGGGCCTGTCGTTTGCAGACCCAGCATTTCACGCCCCCTCCTCGAGTTCATCGAGCAGCAGGCCCAACTGCAGGGCAGCGCCAGCAAAGGCGGCCTCGCAGCGGCGCTTGAAGTCGGGATAGCTCTGCGAGCTGCGCGCAATCGCCGTGACCGCGTGAATCTGCGATTCCAAATGCGCGAGTCCCTGATCGGACAGCCACTGGTGGTGCTTCTGCGAGATGCCCTTGCGATTGCGGATCTCGCCCAGCAAGTCTTCTGGCAGCACCGGCCCGTACACCCAGCGCAGCGTGATCTGGCCTACAACGTGCGGAGGGTTCTGGTCGTGACCCTGGTATTTCCAGCCGAACAACCGATAGATGGCGCGGTAGTAGTCCGGATGGAAGCGGCGCTCCCACGATGCGCAGGACTGGCGCAGCAACTTGGAGATCAACTCCTGCAGTGCGTCCGGTGCGCGGTGGTGCTGGTAGCCAGTGGCCTCGTCGATTAGCGCGACCTCACCGGTGGTAGCCAGCGCCCGCATGATCTTCATGCAGTTTGGCACGAGCTTTTGCCGGGCACGGTGCAGTGTCCGGCTGAGCGCGGCGTCGATTACGCCGGAGGCGATCATGGTGATCACACCTGCAGGAAAAAACTGCGCGCGACGACCGTTCGGAAGGCAAATCGGTGAGTCAAATTTATCCAGCTCTGACAACGAGTTAGGCGCGTAATCGGCCAAAATTTGCCGAAAACGGTGACCCGTGTTGTTTTCGTGAAAACCGAGCAGCTTGGCCAGTTCCTTGCGGACGTAGCCGCGCTCGCCGGTGGTGAGCACGACCGCTTCGCAGTCGAGATCGCCGAAATGCACGACGCCATAGTGGCTGGCAGCGAAGATGGGGGTGTTCATGGCGACCTCCCTTACTGCGCCCACGACGGTTTGCCCGTCACGGGTGCGCGTTGCGGGGCCGGGGCCTGATACGCGGGTGCTGCCTGCGCCGGAGCGCCGGACGTGCCACCTCCAGGCGACTTGGGCGGCACGCCCATCAACTTGGCGTAGTCGGGGTGATCGGGTTCAACCGCGACTTTGACCACGTTGCGGTCTTGGCCCTTACTGTCCTTTTCAATGTCCACACGGGCCAGGAACTCCAAACCATCCAGTTCGTGGAAGCCCTGGATGCGGCGCGCAGCAGCGGCCTGGGGGCTGTTGTCCTGCGGGTGGACATTGCGGGCGCTGTTGAGCGCAGCGCGGATGAAGCTGCGCCCCATCTGCCCCCAGGTCGGCCCCTTGGGCGAGGACAGGCCGATGTTCGACCACAGCTTGCGCTTCGCGTATTCACCGCCGGTGATCACAAACTCGGCACAAAGGAAGACCGCACCGGTATCGAACGACTGGGTGGCGTAACCACCCGTCCAGCCCTGGCTCGGATCGTCAAAACCGCCAGGTTTTACGGTCATGCGCATCGGCGCAATGACGCCCTTCGGGATCAAATCGAAGCCAGATTGTTGGGGGTCGGCATCCTGAAAATCAAAGTAGTTGGAAGACATGGCGTTTACTCCTGGGATTCGGTGGGGTTCGTGGTGGTGGCGCTGGTGGGCGTGATGGATGTGCCTGCGCACTTGGCGATCAGCGCGCCGAGATGCGGCGGCTCCAGCAGGTCGAGACGACCGCTGCGGTCTTTGGCAGGAAAGCCGTAGGGATTGACGGTGTGCGTGACGAAGGCGCGGTAGGCACTGCCGTCCTCGGCCTTGATCTCAGCCAGCGTCACGACCTCATCGACGATGCCGATTAGCGCAGCGACGGTCTGTTTGCCCTCGATCTGGGGCACAAACACATTGCGGTTGTAGTCATCGAGCTTTTCGTCAAGGATCGATACGAACACCACGTTTTTGCCCCGGGCATGCTGCAGATGGGTCAAGGCGCTGATCATTTCCTGGCCAAGCAGCCCGTAGGCCGCACGCAGATCAGGCTTGCCAGAGCGGTCGCTTGTCGCGCCCGGCTGCGTCTTGCACCACGCAAAGCACTGGCGGGACAACTGCGTGATCGAGTCGAGGAAAAAGGTCTGGTAGCGGTCGAGCTGCGTCGGATCGCCAAACTTCTCGATAACGTGGTCGTAGTGCGCCTGTGAGAACGCACTCTCCGGCGGCAGGGACTTGTCCGGGCCTGCGAGAAAGACGAAAAGGTCGCGGCTATCGGGCCAGGATGTCAGACGGATGGTGTCACCCGGCCAGTCGGCCACCGCCAAGTCACCCGCCTCGCCATCAAGAAACAGGGTGGTGACAGGATCCAGGTCTTTGAGCCGAGATGTCTTGCCGATACCGGATTTGCCCAGCATCAACAGCTTCACACCCTTGCGCTCGGCCATCCGCTCCATGGCGGACACAATGGGGAGCTTGTTCATGCGGCACCCCCATCGAGCGTCAGGGTGATGACCGGCTTGCCTTCTTCGACCGTGCGTGCGGCGGCAAACTGCTGTTGCAGCGCCGGTGGCCAGTTGGTGTAGCGGGACTCGGACACCGACAGCTTGGTGTCGATGTAGTCCTCGACCTTGTCGCCCGAGGCAAGGATGCGCTGTGCCATCTCCTTGAGGATGGTCTGGCTCCAGGTCACCTTCTTGGGGAGCTCATACTTGACATGCAGCGCGCCGTCGTTGACGTGGGCGGTGCCGAAGTCACGACCGGCGTCGCGCAGTGCGGCGCGGGCCTGCTCGCCGAAGCGCTGCACCTTGGCAGCATCCAGCTTAATGCGCAGCGGCTTGAGATATGCGATGGCTTCATCGACATTGCGTTCGGCATCCAAGAAGTCCTGGATCGGCGCAGCTGCCAGTTGAGCGACAGACATGCTTGCGAGGTCAGCGGGGTAAATGGACAGTTCTTTCATGGCCATCTCCTCACACCGGCACGCGTTCGGATGTCGAGGCGTAGACGTGACGCTTCTCGTAATCGAGCACGCCGTTCTTGCCATCGAGGGGATAGGCCACCTTCTTCGAAAACTTGTTGAAGACAGGGCCCCGGCCCATACCGCGCCAGCGCGTGAGCGTCTTGGGGGACATGCCCCAGCGATTGGCGAGTTCGACCTCGCTGAGGAACCGCCGCTGTGACAACGCTGCGGATTCAGGGGTGGGCGTCGAAATGAATCCGACGCCGGAATTGAGGCCCGGTGTGCCACCGAAGCCTCCTGACAGTGCCATTGAATAGGCCATTGCCGTGCTCCTTCCCGTTCAGGGATTGGGGCGCGACCGGTGGCCAGTCCTGTACTGGCCGTTGACGCCGATCACGCCTTCATCTGGGAAGGCGCTACATCCGGCGTAGCAACAGCTACTTTTGGCGTAGCGGAAACTTTTTTTGCGTGTCCCTCCGCTACCCGAGTGACGCAATCAACCGGCGTTGCTCATTCCAGTCCAAGGGCACCGTAGCCCGCCAGATGGACTCCAGCGAAACTGCGCGCGGCAGCCGTCCTTCGTAGGCCGCCTGGACAATGTCGGGAGAGAGAAGCGCAAGACGCAAGAAAACGTTGACCGTGGAGCGGTGGATCCCCTCGCGTTCGGCGATTTCGGTACCACTGGCCACCGCACCGCTATCGATCAGTTGCTGCCAATAGATACCACGCCCCAACGCTTTGAGCAGGGGTTGATCCTGTTCCGGTGTCAGCACCGGCGTCTCCGTGACGGCGACCGGCTGGTTGACTCCCTCCGGGGCAACGATCACTTTCTTGATGCCGCGCTTCTTGAAGTGAAAGGGCACAAAAGTCGTGATCCGGACACCACCGCCTTCCAGCGGATGGCGTCGTTCGTGGGGTTTGCCATCGCCGACCAGCTTCTTGGACGATCGGTTCATGCCGCCACCTCCATGTCCAGCATTTCGCCACCAATGGTGTCCGGTCGCATCTCCCCGGCCAGTTCCCGCCAGCCGGACTCGCGCCAGACGATGTCGACGCCGTCGGAGAGGAGCTGGACGCGTTCGATCAGCAGGTTGACCAGCCGCACCTGCTCTGCGGGGAACAGTTGCTTCCAAACTTCACCGATGCGGCGCATCGCCAGCACAGTGGTCGGCTCGTCGATCTCAGGATATTGGCGGCGCACGGTGTTCCAGACACCCTGGATGCTTTCGGGCGACTGGAGTGCGCCAACCAGCAGGTTCACCACCACCTCTTCAATCTGGTCGGCGGGAATCATCCCGGTGGCACTGCTGCGGTAGCCGTACCGGTTGTCCGCCTTGGGGATGTAGTAGCGGTACTTCTTGCCTGAGGGCTTCTTGCTGTAGGTGATGTGGTACTTGCCACCGTCGGGCCCATACATCAGCCCGCGCAGCAGGGCATCGGTTTTGTGCCGGGTCTGGGTTTTGCCCATACGCTGGTGAGCATCCTCGCCGAGGATGGCTTGCACCCGATCCCACAACTGGCGGGTGATGATCGGCTCGTGCTGGCCAGCGAATACGGCATCTTTGTGGCGAATCTCGCCAATGTAGATGGGATTGCGCAGGAGTTTGGAGATGTACTTTTTGTCCATCGGCGTGCCATTGCGCGTGCTGCCGTCCTTCAGGCGGTTGGGCTTGGTGGTGATCCCTTCCAGCGACAGTTCCCGAACGATTTCCGTGATGGACTGGATTTCCGTGAAACGGGTGAAGATGCGCCGGATGGTTGCGGCGTCCTTCTCCTTGATGACCAGCTTGCGGTCTTTGACCTCGTACCCAAGCGGCGTGTAGCCCCCCATCCACAGGCCCTTGCGCTTGCTGGCCGCAATCTTGTCGCGGATGCGTTCGCCCGTGACCTCGCGTTCGAATTGTGCGAAGGACAGCAGGATGTTGAGCATGAGCCTGCCCATCGACGTGGTGGTGTTGAACTGCTGGGTCACCGACACGAACGACACCTTGTGCCGTTCGAACACCTCCACCAGCTTGGCAAAGTCGGTCAGGCTGCGCGTCAGGCGGTCGATCTTGTAGACGACCACGATGTCGATCTGGTCGGACATAATGTCCGACATCAGGCGTTTCAATGCGGGGCGTTCCATGTTGCCGCCGGAGTAGCCACCATCGTCGTAGTCGTCGCCCACCGGCAACCAGCCCTCAGCGCGCTGGCTGACGGTGTAGGCTTGGCCTGCCTCGCGCTGAGCATCCAGAGAATTGAAAGATTGGTCGAGGCGTTCGTCCGTTGAGACGCGGGTGTAGACGGCGCAGCGCTTTTTGGTCACAACGGCGTTCATTTGGCACCTCGCTTCTGTTTGTTTTTGGTGATCCCGAAAAACAGGGGCCCAGACCACTGGGTGCCCGTGATGTGGCGGGCGACGGCAGACAAACTCTTGTAGCGGCGACCCTCGTATTCGAAAGTGCCGTCGGCCTGCGCTGTGACGCGGTGCTCACGGCGGTCGAATTCGCGCACCAGCACCGTGCCGGGCACGACCTGAACTTCGACGCCGCGTTGCGTCTTGATCCGCGATTGGGCTTCGCCAATCCGGGCCATCTGGGTCTGGACGACCAGCTTGGTGCCAAGGGCTTCTTCCTGGATCTTGTAGGCCACCCGGCCTTCGACGTAGGCGCGGTTGTTGTGCGGCGGACGGCGCGGGAAATACTTGTCCCAAAGCACCCACAAATCACTCATGGCCAACTTGGGCAGATTGGCAATTTGTGCCGCCAAGGATGAGGCGGCTGTCGATAAGTTCATTTGCAAACTCCTTCTGTAGACGGGTTTGTATGAACGCGCTCGGGTGCCAAGAAGCCAAGAGGAATCTCGCTTTCTCGGGGACGAGTGGAATGCAGTCGGGCGATAGCGGCGGCCAGGATTTCTGCGGCTTCGCACGCCCTTTGGCGTGGCGACATCAATTCAGGGAGTGTTTGTTCGACGATCATTTCGGTAGCCAGTAAAGTTGTCAGACCGTCACAGAGAATAGGCGTACAAGGCGGTCGGAGTATCCCGTTTGGGCGGTCTACAACATGGGTGAGCGAAGGATGAGATCGGCCCGAATCGGTCTGACGCTTCCCTGACAAAAACGGTAATGGCGTTTTTGCCGGGTCGCCTCCATTGACCTGATGTTTATCAGGTCATATATTTGAACCATTGGCCTGGAGCGATGCCATGAGCAAAAAGAGGACCGAAGGCATTACGGAGCCGCAGGCAAGAACACTGAATGTGATCTGCCAACTCCTTGACAGCACCGGCCTGCCGCCCA